AGGGGGTGGGTGGGGGTCTATGGATTAAAGGGTATGTTGATGTGTGTTTATGTCCCCTGCTACAGCGCCCCCTCCATTTATCGATAGGGGGGGGTAAACCCTTACTGGTAAACCCTACCCTTACGTACTAACCCTTAAGGGTAAACCCCTAGGTAGAAATCCTCATAGGGTAAACCCTAAGTCTAAATGCGAATGATTCTTATTTGCGTTTGTCTCATAGGTGTGTAGAGATTGAATGTGTCAATGTGTAAAAGGTTTCTATGTAGCGTTTTCTTTTATAGGTCTATCAATCCCTGATCTATCCTTTCCCCTTATGTAGTCTTATCTATCCCTTGTCTTATCCCTTACTTGAATGGGAGTCTATGTAATGGGTTATCCCTTTCTTTTCTTTTCTAATTGTGGCCACAAAATCAAACTGTAAACCTATGTTCTAAGGGTTTCTACTAATAGGGTTTTGGAGGGGTCAATAGAATCAACAACTTGCGAGAGTTGGCACGATTCTTTTATGCTATATATGTGAGAGGGTAGATTTTTACTCTCTCTCTTATCAACTCTCAATAGGTGTTACATGACTCTACAAATTGAAATCAAACGGGTTTATGGCAATGTTGTTGCCTATCCTATCTGTAACCAGGCGAAGCTTTTTGCTTCCATTGCTGGTACATCTACCCTCACCTCCGCTGCTCTTAAGAAAATTCAAGCTTTGGGCTATTCCTTTGAGTGCAAAACCTATGACATTCAAGAGGTGATGCAATGAGAAATTATCCAAACATTGAACGATCGGCTTTTCGTAAAGGTGAATACGTTGGCTATTGTGAGGGCAAAGTTTATCGCATAAGCAAAACTAATAGCAGCTTTGGCACATGGTTTGCCCATGATCGGGATAACTATAACGATCAAGTTTTTGCCTTTGGCCTTGAATCTATGTCTATTAAATTGCAAGCAAAAGAGGTGACGACATGAAAAGCACAAGATCCGAATATCTTAATTTTTTTGGTAATTGGCTGCATTATCAGTTTCCACGCAATGCGGACATTGTTCGCAATGTTTTAATCATGCGAGAGGTTCAAAGCATCATTGATAGCGATAGCGAAGCCGCCTATTGGGGTGATCGTGATTGTTGGACAATGCACGACATGGCAAACAAGAAAATTCAATCTAGGGCCATTGAGGGCATCACAGCATGAAAAACACTTTTTTAGACTATCTGGCAGCCATTGCCATTGGCCTTGTGCTTTGCATAGGGTTGCTGCATTATTTTGATGTCCTGGTTAAGTAAACACATTTTTTTAATAGGTGAAATATGACAATAGAAACTGAAACACGCTTGCAAGATCAAGTAGAGCACATAGCCCACACAATAACTGACGGCTTTGGTGATGAGGTTAACTTAGACGATGAGCCGATTAGCGCATTTGACTATTTAACTGACGCTTTGGACATTGAATATATTGTCAATGGGAAGCGTGAATACTTAGGCGCTAGAGTTTTAGTGGCTTTTGGTGGCCCAAATATATGGGTTAACACACGCACCAAAAAAGTTGAGGGATATTGGTGGGGTGAATATGCCAAAGCCTCATTTGATGACGGCATTGGCCTTGATGACGCTCTTGAAACTCTTTGGAATTGCTAAAATGACTACTAGAAAACCCAAAACACCTAAAGTACACCCAAAAATTCTCAATGAGTTTATGGTTTATGAGGGCATCAATGACATAAATAGCGTTTTTGGCGCTTTAACTGTACTTGACGCATATATTCAAGGTGATAAGTTTCAAAAATACGCTGCAAGCATGGCAATAGATAGCATTAGATCTACTTTATGCGCTGGCACGGGAATAATTGAGGAATGGCTGCAAATTGAGGAGGAGGTTAAACCATGAAAATTGGCAATGTTGTTGCTTATGATTGTGATCCAGCAAGAATCGGAGAGGTTATCAAAATTTCAGTTTGCGCCATAAACTGTAAAACCTTTTTGACAATTAAACCTTTTGACAATACTGATTGGGTTTATAAATACAAATGTGAGGTTTGGCTGCTGGCCGATAACCTATAAAACATTTCCATAAATTCCCGCCTTAAAAAGCGGGTTTTTTTGAAAGTGTTTGCGAAGTGAGTGCTCACATCATAGAGATTCTTTTAAAGCGCCTAGAATCGGTTTTCATGGTTTCAAGCATAGTAGCCATGCACTAAGCAAAAAAACGGCTCAAAACGGGTTTTAATCGCTTTCTAAGTGCATTGTTGCAAAGTGTTTCCCGTGATAGTTTGACAGCAAGTGAAGTGAGTGCTAACTTACATAATTTTGCGAAGTGAGTGCTAACCAACTAAAGAATAAGGGTTTACCCTAATAAACGGGTTTTTATAAAAAAGTGGCATTTACTTTTTAGAAAGTAAAGTTAACCAATTTTTCAAAGTTCAAAGTTTTTGAAAGTTTCAAGTTTTCAAAAAACATTATTATTTTCTGACGCAGTTTCAAATAATCTTTTAATCGTATTATTAAGTGCATCAATCTCATCCATCTTTTTAATATGCCACATTCTCTTTTGACCATGCCAACCTAATATCGAATTAGTATGGCAGTCTTGACATAATGCTATACAGGTATATTGAAGACCTTGTTTGTAATGGTGGGCTTCTGATGGTCCTGATTTATCACATACTGAACAGGGAAGCATCTTCACCCTTGCTAGGTGCAGTCTTTCCTTTGCGTTCAGCTTGTTGTTCATTGGGTTGCCCTGACCTCTAGTCTGGCTGAGTACTGGTTAGTTCTCCAGACCTCGATCCTTGCTTGGGCAGCGGTCATTAGCCACCGATACTTCTCTTCCTTTTCTACGGCAGCTCTTATTCCTTCTAACACTTCTATGTATTCCTCATGGGCATAGGCAAAGGTTTCTTGTTTACCCAGAACTTCAGTCCCTGCCTGGCTCATCAGGTGAGCCTTCTTTGACTTGCGGAACTCCTCCAAGTACAGGCGTTCTGCTTTCGCTTGGGCGTACAAGGGTGCGGTGTCGATCAAATACTGAATTGCTTTGTCGGGGCTTATCTGGCTCTCCATGAATCAATCTCCAATGTTTCTCAGCTAAACGTCTTATTCCCTCGGACAAGGAACCATTCCCTGCCAAGGTCAATGCTTGCTCATGGATAGGCGCTACCCTTGCTCGGATAGTCCTACCTTGTTCGCTGATCTTCTTCCTACCAGCACCTTTTCTTGAGCCGCCACGTTGTTTCATGGCTTGAATTATAGCTACAAAATCAATTCTTTATGGCTTTTAGCACAAACCTGATGTCATCATCCTCTTCTTGAAAGACAGTTTTAAAGTCTGCTTTGTAGATATTCCTGAAGTCGGACATTGGTGTTCTGCCCACCTGACGTTTGTACTCATCTTGGGATAGGAAGACCAATTGTTCAAGCTGCATGATTCTTGTATGGCTTGGATCACCATAGGCCCAGACTGAAGTTCTTGATGGACAAGTCGCAAGGAAATGACCATTTGGCTTGAGTAGTCGCCAGAATTCTGAGAACTGAGCAAAGAATAGTTTGTAGTCGCCCTGTTGTCCAAGATGTTCTAGCACCTGATAAGCATGGATTTCATCAAACTCATTGTCTTTAAAAGGTAGTGGCAGACTCATCAAGTCCCAATAAACGTCTGGATTGTGGTCAGCGTTGTAATCAAGAGTGGTTAAGTTATCAAAAACTTGTGTTCCATCAACGGCCATCTTCTTTATGTGGTTTGACCCACAACCGATTAAAAGTTCTTTTTTCATGGCTCACCCTTTAATTTAAAACCATGCTCTGCTAGTTTCTCGATTATTTCATTAACACTTTTTCTGCCCATATTGGGAGTTTTTAATAATCTGTCTTTTGTGCAGTTTAATAATTGAGATAATGTATAAACTTCATCTGCTTTTAAACAACGCTCAGAACGAACGGTTAAATGAAGTTTTTCAATTCCATCAAAAATCAGTGCCTCGGTCAAAGCCCATTTGTGAACTATTGCATCCCTACGCTCAAGCACACACTCCGCTATGTTGTAAGCATCACGGGCTAAGTTATGGGGCAGGTTCTTTAAAACTTCAATTGCGATCTGATCTAGTAGTTCTTCTCTAGTCATTTAATATCTCTTTCGTAATGTCGATATATAGGGGCTACTTCATCTCTGCCACATCTCCTACTATGCTCGTTAGCCTCTTGCAGTATTGGGAAAGCCCATTTGCAGTTAGTACACACCCAATATGGTGGGTTGCCTGGTGCGTCTTTCTTTTGTTCGATCACGGCTGATAATCTTCTGTTTGTTTGTAGTTCAGTTTGTGGTGCTGAAAGCGCATGGCAGCTTCCATCTCTAATTCTTTGAATTGCTCATCAGAGAGAAGACCAATGACATTTCTGCCCTCAAACCAGATCTCTTCAATGTTTTCGTTGTAGCTTGAGTCAGCGTCATATTCGTACTTGTAGACTACTGTGACTACCTCGCTACCTGCACCGATTGTTGTGTCAAATTCGTATGTTGATTCCATGATTCACTCCTGTTAAAAATTAAATCTTACCCAATTGTTTACGTAATACCATAGGGATTTACCCTAAGTCTTCTTTAACCATAATCTCTATTGCGGGTGTTTCTGCATAGACCTTGGTCACATGAAGATTTATTACTTGTTTGTCATCTTGGTAGACAATCCCGTTCATTCCATCTAGGAAACACTTGGCAATGTTGTCAATGTCAGGCTTCTTTGTTGGCTTGAGTATTCCTTCCAAGGCATCTTTTCTCTTCTGCTTTGAGAAGGATGTTGGTATTCCAACTCTGATATAAATTGCAACTGTTACAGGGGTATCTAGTGGCTCTGAACTACCCATTGCAGCTCTAGCCATCATCCTAATTTCATCTTCGTATGTCTTTGTCTTCTGTGGGGTGTATGTAGACACAAAGTTTCCACGTTTAGCGAACCTGGGCCGTCCCTTGCCAACTGGTTCCCCATAAACCATAAACATTGTCATAAAGGTCATTTCAGGAGTCCCCATGCAGTTGCGGCACAGAGAGGGACTTGTCCATTGCCAATGGCTTTAAGTCTGTCCACCCTAGCGTCCACCCCATGAGCCACTCTACCCAAGTCGGGTTCAACTGACCACCAGGTGTTGTCGGAGCCGTAAATGTTTTGGTCTTCGTTGCGCCCCTTTCTACTGCGTAATCCAACCTGTCTCTCAGTTGTCCCGTCTGCCCTGCTCCCTTGTAGTCTGTTGCACATGGAGTCGGGAACTTCTCCCTCTCCAGTTGCGCTACCGCACTCACCAGAGATACTTGATGAATCTTTTTTGCCATCAACTCCGCACTCATTGGACCCCTCTTCCCATCCCAAGCATTCGGAGTCGGAAACATTCTCCTGCCCACTATTGTTTCCAAGTTGGGATTCCTCTTTTCGTCCCATGCTGACTCTGGAGTTATCGTTGATGCCATTGCTGAACAACTGCGAGGAGTCGGAAACATCTCCTTCGGTGGCGGGTAGACCACTTGCTCCCTCAAAGTGGAGTGAGTTGTCCTGCCCTTCCTGTTGTTCTGATACTGTCTCTCCAAGGCTTCTGGATTTCTTGCGGGTAGTCCATCCATTACTGTTGGAGTGAGCCACAATCCAGATTCTGTCCCTTTGGTGGTTTGCACCAACGTCTTTTGCTCCCACAATTCCCCATTTCGCATCAAACCCCATTGAGGATAAGTCTCCGAGAACGGCTCCAAGTCCCCTAGAAACGAGCATTGGTGAGTTCTCCACAAAGACGTACTCTGGTCCCACTTCGCAAATGATCCTCGCCATTTGCTTCCACATTCCTGATCGCTCTCCATCAAGTCCATCTCCTTTTCCTGCAATGGAAATGTCTTGACAAGGAAATCCTCCCGAAATGACTTGAGCAACTCCTCTCCAAGGTCTTCCGTCAAAGGTTTGAACGTCATCCCAAATCGGGAAACTCGGGAGAAGGCCGTCATTTTGTCTGGCGGCAAGTACGCAAGCTGCGTATGGCTCCCATTCAACGGCACAGACTGTTCTCCATCCGAGAAGTTGTCCCCCAAGTATTCCTCCACCAGCACCTGCGAATAAAGCCAACTCATTCAATTTGTCCTTCTTTCATTCTTGACATATAGGTCCTGACTCGATCTCTTGCGCCTGATCCATAGACCTTTTCGCAACGCTCAAGTCTGGCACGAACAAAATCGTTATCTCTGTTTGATTGCCAAGTTCGGTAAATCTCCCTTGCTTCGGCTTTCTCCAGAACGACTCTGTCTCCTTCATTAGATATATTTTTTCTACTGTATGCCATAGGTATATACCCTACTCATCTAAGTCACCAGTAAGTTCTAGTGCTTTGTTTATCAGATGTATCGGAAATGGTACGCCTTCACGTACCTTGTCCAACAGTCTCATGGCATCGTAGTAGCTCATTCTTCATCAATCCCCGTCCAAACTTGATCTTGTTGTTCTATCAACTCAGGAAGCATTTTCTGCAAAATTTTGCTTTGCTCTGGGTTTAAAATTATTTTTATTTCATAATTTTTAAAAACTAAATAACCAAAAGTTGACACATAAAACTCAACTGGTTGAGATTTAAGAAATTTCATACATTACCTTTCACTTGTTTAGCAAACTGACGAACAAAATCAGGCATTGGCGCTGCATTCTTTGCATCAGCCATAATCTTTAAAAGTTGAGGATCAGGCTCATTTGATGGTGGAACTGTGATCCTGCCAATGTCGGCAGGGTTTGCTTTTGTCGCAACCCAATCTGCTTTGAATGCTTGCCAACCACGAACAACACATTCTTCCAAAGCTTTCTCTAAAGTCCAACCTGCTTTGTTTGCTTCGATGGTTATGGCATCAATGGCTCTTTGGGTTATCGGGGCTTTCTTGGCTTTCCTCAAAGATTTGAATTCCTGCCAAACAGAATCAGAAACGCCTTCAGGCGGTGCAACGCTAGTTGCTTTCTTCTCTGTCTTTGTCTCTGTCTCTCCCTCTGTCTCTGGGATAGCAACTTGCTTGCACTCTGCTATCACTCCGCTAACAACATTAAAAAAGTCGTTATTAATCAATGGCTTAACACCATCTTGATATTCTTTTGGAGTGATGTGTAGACGAAAAACTAGCTCATCTAGTGAGCCATCAAAAACACCATCTTTTGACTCGCTTGCAAGCAACCAAAGCATGGGTGCTATCGCTTTGCTTGCAATAGGCAAGCGCATATAAACCCTGTCGTTTAACAGGTCACGATGAAGTTTTATCCAAGGTGGGCATCTGTCTTTGTAATGTTGAAAGACGGCCCAGTTTTTTGGCTGTAAAAGCATAAAGTTTTCCTCGCTCTGTCCACCCTCTAACAAAAAGAAACAATGGAAGGAGGGGAGGCTCTCTTTTCGGAACGGGGATCAATCCATTCCTATCCATGCTTCAAAACATTGTATCAAATAAACTGATTGTTGGTAATTTCTTTAGTGAAATTAGGATTGCCCTTGTAGAAGTTTCTAGCTTGGGCGTTCATTACAGCATATTCAGACTTGGTAAAAATACCCTTGGCATTGCGTATATCAAAGGGATTTAGTTTATCCCAAGGCTTATCAGGTATGGCATTCTTGGCCTCGATCATACGATCTTCTAGGGTGTACTTGGTTATCCAAGAACGTCCACTTTTGATCTTTTCGGTTGTAAGTTCCTTCTTGCGAAACATCTTCTTACAAGCAGCGACAATTGAAGTTCTTGGGATGCCTGTTAGGTTCTCCATCTCATAGGATGTAAGTGGTCCATTCTGTAGGCATCTGATAACGGCTTCTTGGGTCATTTGTAAAGGTTCTCCAGGTTAATTGTTCGGTTTAGATGGAGTTCTAGCGTTCTGGCAAGCAAAGCTGTTACAGCCGCATCAAAGTCCTCTGGTTCGGTTGTATAAGCACCTGCCATTGTTTGAG